GAACACAACTATGAACCATTACTTGCTCCCATCGTCAAGCCTAAGATTAAAACTCAGCCTAAGGGCTATGTATCACGTAGACCTAAGAGTCCTGGAATCACGCCAGATCAACTAGCACGAATAAAGGAACTGTCTCCTTTAGCTCGTCGCTATCGCTCTGGAATGCTAGATAATGCGCCGGTTGCAATCGCAAATACCGAGCTCGGACAGATCTGCCTTGACCTTTACGCCAAAAACGTGACAGTTCGAGAGCTTGCTGCTGCGGCAGGAGTTACCTATCGAGCTATGGCCAGAAGGTTAGGAAAATAATGAAGGTTCTTCACGATCTGTTCCCAGCGTTTATCGCGGTTGCTCCTCCAGGAGTCTTTGACACGGTTCAATCCGTAACGTCGTCTCCCATCAGTGAAGGTGCCTACGGAGTCACCAAGACCCGCGTTGTTGTGTCCGATACTCGCATCATTGTTGCGGTAGATCACAATGACGGACCTAAGATTATCTTTAGCGAGGCATATACCGAATTTCATAAGTCAAACGTCCGTACCGAGGACTCATACGTCATTACGGAGAACGGAAAGATGATTGCATATAAGTACGACGCCAACTGTGGTTGCGGATCTCGGCTAAGAAGCTGGAATCCATACCGCCATGTATACTCAGAAAAGGACCCACAAGAATGATACACATCTCAATGACGCACCTGATACTGCTTACCCTAGCAACCTACCGTCTGTCACGACTAGTTATCGAGGACACGGTATCTGATAAGTTTCGCGACCTCGTCTGGAGGTACTTCCCGTATGATAAAACTATCGGATACCTCATCACCTGTTACTGGTGCATGGGCTTTTGGTTCTCATCATTATTTGTAATTGCCTATATTATAGTACCAATACAAACGATAGCGGTTTCGGCCATCTTGGCGATCTCCGCGGTTGTTGGTATCATAGCTGCATGGATGGACAGATAATGTCTAACCATTCCGTTAACCAAGGACGAGGAGCTTAAATTGGCCGTATTCAGTCGAGGCAACAACAATCGACCACAAAACCGTGCCCAGCGCAGAGCTGCCTCGCAGCGTAGCAACGTTACGCCTATCACAAGTCTTACTAGCTACTCAAACTCAACATCTCCAGATCCAGTAGCCTACAGCTATCCGCGCTCACTTACTGCAGCCGCGGTACAAATTAACATTAACGATAAGGGAGAGGCAGAGCGTTTTCGTCAACGCCGCATCTCATCATCGTCATCTTGGCAGGCAGAGGCCTGGGAGTACTACGACGCAATCGGTGAGATCAAGTATGCGTTTAACCTAGTTGCGTCTGTTGTATCTCGTATTCGTCTCTACGCGTCTGTCGTTCAAGATCCAGCCGAGGCACCAATTCCAATTCGCAACGCAGACACAATTGATCCTCGTCTAGCTTCCGCAGCCGAGCGCGCACTCACACGTCTTGACTCCGCGTATGGCGGACAGGCTGGACTTCTTCGTGATGCAGCTCTCAATCTTTGCGTCGCAGGCGAGTGCTATCTCATACAAGTTCCTGAGCGTATCGGAACGGGAATTCCAGAGTCATGGGACATTCGCTCAGTAGACGAGCTACAGATTAACGCAAAGGGTTCGTTTGTCGTTAATCCACGCCGCGAATACTCCGCAGGCTCAGGACAAAAGAACGGATCAATTCCTCTTCCTCCAAATGCGTTTATCGGACGCATCTGGAAGAGTCACCCACGCTACTCCGAGGAAGCTGACTCATCACTGCGTGGACTTCTTGATCTTTGCGCAGAGCTACTTCTCCTCAACAGAACGTTCCGCGCCACCGCGCGCTCACGTCTTAACGCAGGTGCACTTTACTTGCCAGATGGACTTTCTGTTGCCGCCTCTCCAGATCCCGATTATCCATATGGTGATGACGCGGATCTTACGGACCAAGGAGTAACACCGGAGGAGTCTGCAGACGAATTTGAGGATCAACTCATCGATGCAATGACAACTCCAATTCGCGACGAGGAATCCGCATCCGCTGTCGTTCCTTTAGTTATTCGTGGACCTGCAGAGCTTGGCGACAAGATCAAACAATTTAAGTTTGAACGTTCGTTTGACCCAGCGCTTGCTCAACGTGCAGATCGTGTTCTAGAGCGTATCCTTCAAGGACTTGACGTTCCAAAGGACGTCGTTACAGGATTGGCAAACGTTAAGTACTCAAACGCGTTGCAGATCGACGAAGCTCTCTACAAGGCACACATTGAACCACTACTTCTTCTTATCTGTGATTCAATTACGGTAGTCTATCTACGTCCTTATCTTCTCGCTAACGGATTTAATCCAGTCGACGTTGAACGCATCACAATTTGGTTTGACGCATCGCAGGTTGCAACACGAAATGACCGCGCAGCTGACGCTGACTCTGGATTTGACCGTATGGCAGTGTCGTTTGATTCATGGCGTCGCGCTCACGGTTTCTCCGAGGCAGACGCACCAACACCTACAGAGCTAGCACTTCGTCTTCTTATTGAAAAGGGCGCTATCTCACCTGATCTTACTGAGTCGATGCTTGGTGCAGTTGCGCCAGACGTCATGCAGGCAACTCGCATGGCACAGCAGGCGGCCTCGGTAGCTCCAATCTCTCCTGAGATGGAGCGTCTGCTCAAGGGCCCTTCAGCAGACACAACAGAAACACCAGACGCAACCTCAACACCGACCGGGCCAACAGGTCCTGCTGAGGAAGCACCAACAACAACAACAACTGCACCAGCAGAAGAAGCGCCAGCAGGTACAACTGGCCCAGCTTCAGAATAACTAAGGAGAAATAGAAATGGCAAGTCCAATGGACAACCAAGATATGGATATGGGTGGCGATGACATCATTATGATGCCAGACGCTACTGATGATACAGCAGACATGATGGCACCAGTAGCGGACAAGCCGTCAGCTGCAAAGGCTGTTTACGTCGCGATGGCAGACGCCTTCACGATGTACTTTCAAGTGCACGGATCACACTGGAACGTTCGCGGCGAAGACTTTTCACAGTTCCACAGATTCTTTTTAAAGATATACGAAGATGTATATGAATCTGTAGATTCGTTAGCAGAGATCGTTCGTAAGTTTGGATATGACGCACCAATGAATCTCTCTGACATCGCTGACGCGACAAACGTTCCTGACACAGACGCTGGAGCGTTTGATCCAATTAGTCTGTCAAAGAATCTTTACGCGATTAACAAGATAGTTCTTTCTGATCTTGAGGATGCGTTTGACGCATGCAACGCGATTGATCAGCAGGGTGCCTGCAACTTCTTAGCTGCTCGCATTGACCAGCATCAGTTCTGGCAGTGGCAGCTTCGCTCAACCCTTGGTCTTGACGGAAACGCCGACGACGAGAAGTAATTAGAAGATGAGTTCAACTGGAGCACGCCCTGCGTCTAGCGATAAAGGTAAGATCAACTTTAGCGCTGAGGTAATTGCTGCCCTTAAGCAGAAGGTTCAAGATCACAATGCAAAGGCGTCCGATGGGCGCAGAGCAACTCTTGGAATGCTTAAGGCAGTCTATCGTCGTGGCGCAGGCGCGTACTCTAGTTCTCATCGACCAGGAACGACGCGTAACCAATGGGCTATGGCTCGTGTAAACGCGTTCCTTCGTTTGCTACGCTCAGGGCGTCCTGCAAACCCAAACTATAAGTCAGACAATGATCTGCTACCTCATGCGCATCCAAGGTCCACTAAGCCAGTTAAGGCCTCTGTTGATCCTGAGGAAGAGACACCAATAGAATTTAATGACGACGAAGAATATGGATTTCTTATAGAGCTTCAAACAGAGGATGACTATGAGTCTCCAGAGCACGCAATTCTTGCTATGGCTGAACTATCAGAGCTAAGCTATGACGTCATTCCAGCTTTACGCGCTGCCTGGCTTCGTGGAGTTCGTGACAATGAGTCTCCTTTTGCCCGCGCGGCAGTCTTAGCATCAGCGTTAGATAAAAGTAAAGACTCAGACCTTCTTCCAAAGAATCTACGATAGGAC